ACCGGGAATTGTAACTCCCTTTCTTTCCGGGGCGGCAAATCCGGATCGCTAAGGCGCACCGGGAAGAGGCGGCACAAGGCAAGTAGGATGAATGGCAGTCAACCCCGACGATGTCCGAAAGCGGATCGACGCCCTCGCGAAGCTACTTCGCAAGGCGGAGAAGCTGACGTCCACGCCGGAAGAAAAGGCGGCCGCGCACAGTGCCCGGGTTGCTGCGAAGTCCCGCGAAGCATTCCGCGAGAAGGCCGAGGTCGGACCACCGGAGAAGCCGGCCAAGCCCTGGCGGCGGCGGAAGGCGGCCAAGTCCCTGCTGTACTTCCTGAAGACCTACTTCCCCCGCACAACCGGGCTGTCTCCCTTCAGCGATGACCACAAGCGGATGGTCGACGAGCTGGAGCGCTGCATCCGGCAGGGAGGCCGAATGGTCAACGCTGTCTATCGCGGGTTCGCCAAGACGACCATCTCGGAGAACGCTGCCATCTGGGCGACGCTATTCGGATACCGCCGGTTTGTGCTCGTGGTCGGAATCAACCAGGGGGCCTCGGCCGGCAACATCAGCGCGATCAAAGAGGAGCTTGCCGACAACGACCTGTTGGCCGAGGACTTTCCGGAGGTCTGCAAGTACATCCGGGAGTTGGACAACAAGCCGCAGGCCGCTCCCCACCAGACCTGCAACGGGCATCACACGCACATCGTCTGGCGGGCCGATATGATCGTTCTGCCGACCGTCGAGGGGTCGCCCGCGAGCGGTGCGATCATCACGGCCCGGCCGTACGCGAAGGCTCGGGGCGTCAAGTTCAAGCGCCGAGACGGCCAGCAGGCCCGGCCGGACCTGGCAATCGTCGACGATCCGCAGGACGACGAAAGCGCGGCTACGGCCCTGCAGGTGAACAAGAACTTGACGATCCTGCGGAAAGGCATCCTCCAGACGGCTGGCCACCTGGTAGGGCTCGCGTGCGTGGTCAACGCGACGATCATCGCCCGCAACGATATGATCGAGAGCCTGCTGGCCGACCCGGCTTGGCAGGGGCAACGGATCCCGATGGTGCGGAACTGGGCGGACGCACACGACACGCTTTGGCTGAAGGACTACGCGGGGATCCGCCGGACGTTCGACCGCTCGGTTCCCGGGGATCAGCAACGGGCGCAACGCGCGGCCACCCGGTTCTACCGGAAGCATCGCCGGGCGATGGACACTGGCTGCAAGGTCTCGTGGAAGCACTGCTACAAGAAGCCGGAGGAAATCTCCGCCATCCAGCACGCGTACAACATCCTGATCGACGACGGCGAGGAGGTCTTCGCCAGCGAGTACCAGCAGAAGCCGTTCGACGAGACGGCGGCCGGCGGCCGCTTGGTGGCGGCTGAGATCGCGGCGAAGTGCAACGAGCTGATCCGCGGCGTGGTGCCCCGCGACTGCCGGGCGGTGGTGTCCGGAATCGACGTGCACGACCGGTTGCTCTACTGGCTGGTGCTGGCCGTGGCGGACGGATTCAGCGGGGCGGTGATCGACTACGGGACCTGGCCCCGCGAGCAAAGCAGCTTCTTCTCGATGGTCAACTGCCCGCGGCCGCTAGAGGGTGCCTACCCGGGGCGTTTGCAGGATGCCTACCTGTTGGCGGGGCTGAAGGATTGTACGGCGTCGATCCTGAACCGCGCGTACGTCCGCGAAGACGGGGCACCGATGCGGGTCGAAAAGCTGCTGATCGACGCCCACTGGGGCGAGAAGACGGAGCTGGTCAAGGCGTTCTGCCGACGCCACCGCGACTATGGTCGTATCGTCTTGCCGAGCTTCGGGGTGTCCGTCAAGCCGGGCGACATTCTACGGGTCGGCCGAAAGCCAGGTGGGCGGTTCGGGCCGGGCTGGGGGATCCCGCCGGCCGAGACAGGCAACATCCACGTCACGTTTGACGCCGACTTCGGCAAGAGCCAGGTGGCCCAACGCCTGGCGGTTCCGTTGGGGACACCCGGCGGGTTTGACCTGTTCGGCCGCAACCCGAAGGCCCACGCCCTGCTGGCGGACCATTGCACTGCCGAGCGGGCGGTGGAGATCACCCGGGGCGAGGCCCGGAAGGAGGCGTGGGAGCTGATCCCTGGCCGGGACAATCACTGGTGGGATAACCTCGTCCAGTGCGTGATCGGAGCGTTGATAGCCGGGGTTGAGATACCCGGCATGGAAGAACCAAAGGCCCGCCGCCGGCGGCGCGGAAAACGAGTCCAATACATGGAGGGTTGAGGGATGGTGAAGAAAACGACCAAGAAGCCGAAGGACCCGACGCCGCAAGTCGACGGCGAGTTGACGCGGTGTCCGAACTGCGGCAGCACGGATCGCGAACCGTACTTCGGAACGACGGTGCAAGAGTACGGCGGTATCACGCCGGACGGGCAACCGCACACGCACATCGTTAGACGGCGGACGGTCTGCCGGGGCTGCCGGCAGTGTCGGGTCGATCGGTTCTACGAGAACCGGGCGGACGCGCCGGAATCCCCCGCTAAGGACGGGGCCGACGAATAAAAAGTTCGGGATCCGAACTTTTGTTGGCCATTCTCTCCGCCGCGGCCGGAATCGGCCTTCCGGTAATCGCCGGCCCACGCCAATCATCGCGGCATGGCCACGATCGACCAGGAAATCGCCGAGCTGGAAGCCATCCTCAACACGGGGGCAACCTCCGTGTTCGTCGGCGGCCAGAAAGTCACGTACGACTTCGGCCAGATCCGGCGGCGGCTGGTCGAGTTGCGGCGGCAGAAGGACCACATGACCAAGCCGCGGATCGGCACGATCGACCTGTCGGGGTTCTAACACGGTGCACGGATGATCGCCGGGGCGAACGGACACACGCGACTGTCGCGGATTCTCGGGGCGGACGGCCGGCCGATGCGGTTCGGCTACGACGCCACGGAGAACAAGAAGCGGCGGCGTCCGTCGACGGGCCGGCTGGAGAGCGAGGACAAGCAGCTCCCGACCAGCAAGCGCCGCGACCTGGTCTCCGAGATGCGGGACCTGCAGCGCAACTTCTCGCTGGCCGCCTGGGCGATCCGCAAGCACCTGGACTTCGTGTCGACGTTCACCTTCCAGAGCAAGAACGGCGACAAGCCGCTCGACGATCGGATCGAGGAGCTGATGGAGTGGTGGGGCCGGGCGGCGAACTTCGACCGCGCCGGGCGGCATCCGATGGGGCGGTTCGTCCGGCTGGCCGAGGCCCGGGCGGTGGTCGACGGCGACATCGGCCTGATGAAGCTGGCCGACGGCCGGGTGCAGGCGATCGAGGGGGACCGGATCCGCACGCCCTGGAACCTGCCGGCGAAGGCTGGTGTGAAGGCCGAGGACTTGACCCACGGGGTGAAGACCGACAAGGCCGGCCGGGCGCTGGCCTATTGCGTCTGCCGGCGGGGCAGCGGCGGGAGCGGGTTCGAGTTCGAGCGGATGATCCGCGCGGGCCGGATTCTCTTGCACGGCTACTTCGACCGCTTCGACCAGGTCCGCGGGATCACGCCGGTGGCCTCTGGCTACAACTCGATCCAGGACACCTACGAGGGCGTGACGTACGCGCTCTTGAAGGCGAAGGTCGCCCAACTGTTCGGGCTGAAGATCAACCTGGGCGACGATGGCACGGGCCTGCCGGGCAAAGTCACCAACACGGCCGACGACTCCGACGACGCCACCGAGACGGACGAGGAGAAGCGGGGATACGAGGTCGACTTCGGCCGCGGGCCGTTCGTTCTGAACCTGGACCCGGGCGACGATGCGGAGTTCCTGGAGAACCGGACGCCCTCGGCGGAGTTCAAGGAGTTCATGCTGGCGGTCATCGGGATCGGCCTGAAGGCGATCGACATCCCCTATTGCTTCTACGACGAGGCCCATACCAATTTCTTTGGAAGCAAGGCGGCGCTGGCGTTGTACCTCAAGAGCTGCAGGACCAAGCGGGAGAGCTTGCGGGCGATGCTCCGGAAGCTGATCTACTGGCGGCTGCTGCTGTTCGTGCTGGACGGCCAGCTCGAGCTGCCGGCCGGCGTGACCGTTCCGGACCTGAAGTTCGAGCTGATCCCCGACGGCATGCCCTGGTGGGATCAGTCGAAGGAGGTCGCCGGGGACGTGGCGGCGATCGGGGCGGGCCTGCGGACGCGGACGGAGATCCGGAAGGAGCGGTACGGCGACGACTGGCACGACGTGATCGACGGCCTGGCGGAGGAAGAGGCGTACATCCGGGAGAAGGAGGTAACGATTACTCAGCCGGCGATCAACGTCAACGTGGGCGTGGCTCCAGTCAAGAAGGGCGAGGACGATGACGACGAAGACTGAAACCCGGAAGGTGCCCGCCGCGGCGATGCGGTTTGAGGCCGGCCCGTGCGAGTTCGGCGAGCCGGCCGACGGCAGCAAGAACGTGCCCGTGAAGATCACCGCCCGGAGCGGGCAGCCGATCGACCACTGGTTCTGGGGGAAGATCGTCCATGACCTGGCCGGGATGAAGCTCCACAAGAAGAGCCTGCCGATCGACTACGTTCATTGGGCCGACGAGGTGCTGGGCTACCTCGACAAGTTCGAGACGGGCAGCGGCGACCTGGTCGTCTCGGGTGAGCTGGTACCGTACGGCGACACGGACCGGGCGGCTGAGGTTGCCCACAAGGCCCAAAACGGGGTGCCCTACGAGGCGTCGATTTTCTTCTCGGGCCCGCTGAAGCTCGAAGAGCTGAGCGAAGGCACCGAGGCCAAGGTCAACGGCTACTCGTTGCAGGGGCCGGCCCTGATCGTCCGGCAGTGGAATCTTCGCGGCGTGGCGATCTGCCCGTACGGGGCGGACCGGAACACGAAAACACAGTTTGCGGCGGGCGACGAAGTGTCCGTCTTGGTTTCTGTTCAGGAGGCAAGCGCTATGGCTGAAAAGCCCAACAAGGAAACGACCGAGCCCGATCCGAAGCAGCTTTCCGGGGACGGCCAACAGCAGACCGCCGGCGAGACCGGCAAGCAGACCCCGCCACCGCTGCCGGACAAGCAGGCCGAGGGTGCGGAGCCGTCCAAGAAGCCCACCGAGCCGGCCGGCAAGCTGGCCGAGGGTGCGGACGATCCGCGGGCGGAGTGCAAGCGGTTCATCGACGCCTTCGGTCCGGAGAGCGGCGCGAAGTGGTTCGCCGAGGGCAAGACCTTCGCCGAGGCGCAGCAGCTCCACGCCGAGGCCCAGGCGAAGGAGATCGAGGGGCTGAAGCAAAAGCTCGCCGGCGTCGACCGCGGCGAAGAGGAAGCCTTGAGCGGATCGCCGGACGGCGGCGGCCCCAAGGCGACCGACGAGCAGAAGGGGAACTTCGGCGGCCTGTCGGCCTTGGTCAGCCACAACCAGGAGTGCCTCAGCCGGCGGAACTGACGGCGCGCGGGCGGCGGGTCCGCGACGGGTGGAATCAATCGAGTCTGAAAAGAGGAGCGTAATCCAATGGCAATGCCAACCCTGCTGGACGTGATCAAACGAAACGGCACCGATGCCGTGGTCGGCTTGATCGACGAGACGAGCAAGGCCACCCCCGAAGTGCGGCTCGGGGCCGCGCGGACGATCGCGGGGCTCAACTACAAGACGCGGGTCCGCACCAGCCTGCCCACGGTCGGGTTCCGCCAGGTCAACGCCGGTACGGCAATCAGTCAGCAGACGATCGAGCAACGCCTGATCGAGTGCTACCTGATGAACCCGCAGTTCGAGGTCGACAAGGCGGCGGCGGACGCGGCCGAGGACGGCGCGGCGGCCTACCTCGCCGAAGAGGCCGAGGCGATCATGCGGGCAGCCTTCCAGGCCCTCGGCACGGCCTTCTTCTACGGGGCCGACGCGACGTTCGGCAAGACGGACGCCTTCCCCGGCTGCCTCCAGTGTTACAAGAACGACACCATGTACGTCGACGCCGCTGGCACGACGGACGACACCGCGTCGAGCGTGTGGCTGGTTCGGTGGGGCCTGACCGACGTGAAGTGGGTGCTGGGCAACGGCGGCGAGGCGCGGGTGACGGATCCAGTCGAGTGCCGACTGATCGACGGGTCGAGCAACCCGTACACGGGCTACCGGCAGGAACTCTACCTGCGTCCCGGGCTCCAGGTCGGCAGCGTCAATTCGCTGTGCCGGATCAAGAAGCTGACCGAGGACGCCGGCAAGGGGCTGACCGACGCCTTGATCGACGAGGCGATGGAGAAGTTCCCCGCTGGGGCTCCGCCGACGGCCTGCTACATGACCCGGCGGAGCCGGCGTCAGTGGAAGGACAGCCGGACCGCGACCAACCCGACCGGCGCGCCGGCTCCGTGGCCCGACACGATCGACGGGCCGGAGGGGCAGATCCCGGTGTTCACCACCGACTCGATCGTGGATACCGAGAAGCTGGCGCTCTGAGCCGGCGGCGGCTGGAGCGATCGAGTGAACTGAAACACGACACTCACGAGGTAAGGGAAAATGGACCGAGCACAACACAACGTGAAGGACGCGTCCTTCGTCGAGACCAAGGCGCTGGGCACGGCCGACGGCACGGTCGCCACCGACGGCATGGACCTGGGGGCGCTTTCGGCGCGCGGGGCCAGGTTGGAGCAGGGCGACTGCGAATTGAAAATCGAGGCCCCGGCCTTGAACACCACGCAGTTGCCCAACGCGGACACGAACACCTACTCGATCGAGACGGACGAGGACGTGGCGTTCGGATCGCCGAAGGTTCTCGCCGACAAGGTGATCGTCCAGACGGGGGCCGGCGGGGCGGGGGCGGCAGCGGTCACGGCGCGCTTCCGGCTGCCGAGCGACTGCGAGCGGTACGTCCGCGTCAAGTCGGTGCTGGCCGGGGGCACTGGGGATTGTTCCGGCGCGTCGATGACCGCCTCGCTGCTGTTCTGACGCACGCTGCCGCGCGAGCTGGAGCTGCCGGAGTACCCTCCATGAATGCGATCGAGCGGGCAACCCGAGTGCTGAACTCGACTACCGCCAGGCTGGCCGGCACGGATGCCGAGTACATCCGCGCCGGCCGGGTGGTGTGTTGTCCGCGGGTAGTCGCGGCTGCCGTGTCCGAGGACGTGCTGGCCGAGGAGAGCTTCGAGACGCGGGGGCGGGCCCAAGACTGGATCGTCAAGGTCGAAGCCCTCGCCGTGTCGGGCGTTCCCTTCGAGCCGGCGGCGGGCGATCGCATCCGGGTACGTCGGGCCGGCAAGCCGTGGACGTACGAGGTCGCCGAACTGGGGGACCACGCGGCGGAGCCGGCCGACGCCTACGGGGTCGCCTGGCGGATTCACTCGAAACTGGTCGCGAGCGGGTGAAGCATGAACCCACAACCCAAACGGACAAACGGCGTCAAGCGGGCGGCGGTTCTGGCGGCGGCCGCGGCAACGGTCGTGACGGCGCTGCTGGCGATGGCCGGGGCGGTGTGGAGTGCCTCGGCGGACCGGGCGGCGACCGCTACCCGGGCGGCTGAGAACCGGGCGGCGATCCTCGACCAGGAGACGCGGCTGCGGGCGGTCGAACGGCAGCTCGGCCAGGTTGCCGCGGATGTGCGGTGGATTCGAGCCACGATGGAGCGGGGGAACAGCCCTTGAGCAAGCTGATTGTCAAGCTGTGCAAGGCGGTGCGTGACCACCTGGACGGTGCCACGTACACGATCCCGTTTGAGCCGCGGCGGGGCTACGACGCGGAAGTCAGCTTGCGGGACCTGGAGGCGATGAACGCGCCGGACGTGCTGGTCATGCCGGCGGAGTTGGATCGCGACTTGGAGGAAGGAACCCGGGCCGGACCGGCGGACACCTACCAGGTCGACGTGGGGGTGAGGCGGAAGCTGAAGACGAAGGCCGTCGAGGAAGTCGACCCGTTCGTGGACCTGATGGAGGAGATCCAAACGGACCTGCTGGGGGAGCGGGCCGTCGGCTACCAGGAGGCGGTTTGCGTCGGGGCCCGGATCGCCCCGGTGTTCTCGCCGGACCACCTGGAAAAGCAAGGGGTGTTTTTCAGCGTGTTGCATCTGACGTTCAAGGCAATCGCATGATCGGGTACGGCGTCGACCAAGCGAAAGGCTTGTTCTTCGACCGCGGGGCGGTCAAGAACGCCACGGACCGGGCGGCCCGGCGGGTGCTGTCCCGGTTCGGAGCGTACGTGCGACGGCGGGCCCGATCCTCGATCCGCAAGCGAAAGAAGCCGAGCCAGGCGGGGAAGCCGCCGAGTTCCCACGTGGGGCTGCTGCGGAAGCTGATCCTCTTCGGCTACGAGCCGGACCGGCAGAGCGTGGTGATCGGCCCGGCCCGGCTGAACCGGATCGGCAACGCCCCGGAGGCGTTGGAGCATGGCGGGGTGTCGACGATCGCGGCGGGCACGCGGCGGCGGCCCAGACGGCGAAAGGTGACGATCGCGGCCCGCCCGTTCATGGGCCCGGCCCTGGAGGCGGAGAAACCCAAACTGGGCCCGATGTGGGCCGACACGATCAAGTAAGGAGATCAGCCCATGGCCACTATCACAATCGGCTTGAACTGCAAGCTGTACCGCGGCCCGGCCGGGGCGACGGCGGCGCAGGAGGTCAAGAACGTCAAGGACGTGACGTTGAACTTGGAAGTCACCGAGGAGGACGCGACAACCCGGGAAGGTGCCGGCTGGGAAACGCCCGAGCCGATCCTCTTCCGGGCGTCGATCGACTTCGAGATGAACTGGAAGACCAGCGATCCGAACTTCACCGCGTTGCAGCAAGCCTTCTTCGCCAAGTCGGCCATCGCGATCGCGGCCCTGGACGGACCGGGCGGCCAGGGCTTCGACTTCGACGCCAAGGTGTTCAAGTTCACGCGGACCGAGCCGGTTGCTGGGATCGTCAAGGTGGCCGTCACGGTCAAGCCGGTGTACGTGACGCGGGCCCCGAACTGGAAGACCTGACCGGCGGGGCGACCATAGCCCGCGGCGGAGAGAACCAAACCAATCCACTTGACCTGGAGGAGCTGAACCATGGCAACCGACTTGACGGCACTCGACCTGGCGATCGCCCTGTCGCTGGCCGGCAGCACGCAGAAGGGGCTCGACCTGTCGACCCCCCAGGACACCCTCAACCTGTCGAAGTCGCTCGCTCTCGCCTTCGGCACCGGGGCCGGCAAGGCTGACCAGGTGTTCCACGATCGCCGCATCCTGGCCGGCAGCGGGAGTGAAGACCTGGACCTGGCTGGTGTACTCACCAACGCCTACGGCGGGGCGGTGACCTTCGCCAAGGTCAAGGCGATCATCGTGCTGAACCGATCCGACGAGACGCTGACCACGCCGGTCGCCCACACGGCGACCGATGCGGAGGTCGCCGTCGGCGGGGCGGCGGCCAACGAGTTCCAGGGGCCGTTCCAGGCGGCCGGCGATGCGATCGGCATCCCGGCCGGCGGGATCTTCGTGATCGCCTGCAATGACGCCAACGGCTGGGCAGTGACGGCCGGCACGGGCGATCTGCTCAAGATCGAGAACCTCGACGCGGTCGACGAGGCCTGCTTCGACATCGTCGTGATCGGCGAGTCGGCCTAAGCCGGCCGGCGTCTCATCCACCAATAGAACCCCGGAAGCCGCCGGCCGAAAGCGCCGGCGGCCTTTTGCCATGAAGACCTTCAAGGACCGCGAGGGGCGGGAGTGGACGGTCGACGTGACGCTCGATTCCATCGCCCGGGTGTACGACCTGTGCGGCGTCAAGCTGACCGACCTGGCCGACGTGAAGTTGCCGGCTGATTCGCTCGTGTTTCGGTTGCTGGACGACCCCCTACTCCAATTCAAGATGCTGCATGCGTTGCTGCTACCCGAGATGCGGGCGAAGGGGATCGAGCCTGAAGACTTCGGCCGGGCGATGGCCGGCGAGCCGATCGACCAGGCCACCACGGCGGTACTGGGGGCCGTCGTCGATTTTTTCCCGAGCCAGAGGGACCGGGATCGGATGAAGAAGGCGCTGGCGACGGTCAACCGCTGGATGGAGACGACGCGGACGGCGCTGGAGTCGCCGGCGATTCAGCAGAGGATGGAGCGGAAGCTGCAGGAGGCCCTTTCGACCCTTATCGATTCGGACTCGAACTCTGCGGAACCCTCGGGATCAGCCCCGCCGGACGAACCCTCCGAGAGTTGATCCCGATGGCGGAGGCAAAGGAGCGTCACGAGTGGAGCCGTGCGGCGGCGATCGTCTGCAAGATTCACAACTGCCATTGTACCGAAACGATCGAGCCGGCTGACGTCCACCCGCTGTTGCAGCCGGCGAAGCGGGAGCCCGACGTGACGATGACGATGGGAGAGCTGGGCGATATGTTGGGCCACCAATGGCCCGGGCTCGTGGAGTGACGACCGATGGCCGACACAGGCGGAATCCGGGCGGGCAAGGCGTTCGTCGAGGCGTACCTGCAAGACGACAAGCTGATGCGCGGCCTGGACCGGTCACAGCGGCGACTCCGCGCCTGGGGGCAGGCCGCGACGGATATGGGCACCAAACTGCTGAAGCTGACGGCGGTGGCTGCCGTTCCCCTCCTCTTCACTGTGCGGCAAGCCAGCGCGCTCGAAGAGACGATGAACAAGTTCAACGTCGTCTTCGGCCAGAACGCGGCGGTCGTCAAACAGTGGGGCGACGAGTTCGCCGGCAGCATCGGCCGGTCGAAAGAGCAGATCGCCTCCTTCATGGCCGGTAGCCAAGACCTGTTTGTGCCGCTCGGCTTCGCAGCAGACGCGGCGCTCGGCATGAGCAAGCAGGTAACGCAGCTTGCGATCGACCTCGCGTCGTTCAACAACATGGCCGACACGGACACGCTGCGGGACCTGCACGCCGCGCTGACCGGCTCCGGCGAGGTGATGAAAAAGTATGGCGTGATCGTCTCCGAGGCGGCCGTCAAGCAGGAGCTGTTCAACCAGGGAATCGACCCCAAGACTGCCAGCGATCAGCAGAAGGTGCAGGCGCGGCTGAACATCATCATGCGGGGCACGACGGCCGCCCAGGGGGACGCGGCCCGGTCTGCCGGCAGCTTCGCCAACCAGCTCAAGAACCTCCAGGCCAAGGCGTCCGACGCAGCCGCGGAGATCGGCGGGGCCCTCCTGCCGGCGGCGACGGAGATCCTGGTGGGGCTGGCCGGCGTGGCAAAAACGGTCGCCAAGTGGGCCGCGGAGAACAAGGGGCTGATCGTCACCCTGGCGCACGTTGCCGGCGTGGTGGCCGGCGTGGGAGCGGCGCTGGTCGCCCTGGGAGCCGCAACGAAAGTCATCCTCGGCCTGGTAGCGACGGTCAAGGCGCTGCACGCGGCCGCGCTGCTGCTGACCGCCAACCCGCTGGTGCTGACGTTCGCGGCGGCCGCGGCGGCGGCGGTGATCCTCGGCCAGGCCCTCTCGACGCCTACCTCGGAAATGCGGCGGATGGCCGAGGCCACCGGCTCGCTGGTGGAGAAGGGCGACCAGTTGCGGGCTTCACACGTCGCCCAGTTTCGGCGGCTCGAAGAGCTGGCCGAGAAGCAGCGGCTAGCCGACCGGGAGATGGAAGAGGCGGGCAATATCATCGCCCGGCTTCAGAACCGTTACGGGGATCTGGGGCTGTCGCTCGACGAGACAAGCGGCAAGATCGGCGGCCTCGCCGATGCCTGGGGGCGGATGACGGAGAGAATGGCCAAGCATCAGCTCAACCAGGTAAAGGCCGACCTGGCGGACTTGGAGGCGGATGCCGCGAAACTCCAGGCGTCGTTGACGCCGGGGGCCGGCACGAAAACCCCGTTTCTCGGAACGCAGGGACTGATCCCGCTCTTGAGCGAGGCCGATCAGGACGTAGCCCGCAAGCGACTGAAGGCGATGACGATCCGGCGTTTCGACCTGCTGAAACTCCAGGGAGAGTTGGAGGCCGGCACTTTCAGCCCCCAAAGTCTGACCGGCAAGCCCGAGGAAGCCGCCAGTGGACGCGCGACTGGCGGGAGCGAAGACGTGAAGTATGGCTTGCAACTATTCCACCGGCAGCAGCAGATCCGGCTCGGCATGATCGAGGACGCACACCGCCGCGAGATCGAGCTGATCAACGAGCGGTTCGACCACGAAATCAGCATGGCCCGGCAAGCCGGCAAGATGACGGTGGGGATGGAGGAGACAAGGCAACTGGAACTGGCCGCGGCTCGCAAGAAGCACGCGGCCGAAGAGGCGGAGGAAAGGAAGCGATTGGCCGAGGATGTCGCGGACCGCGAGACGAGCCTTCGCGACGAGATTACTCGGCAGGAGATCCGGAACACGCTCAAGGGCAAAGCCCAGAAGCTGGCCCTTCTGGACCTGGAAGAGGAACGCGAACGGCGGGAGGCCAAGGCGGCGGGTGTTGATACTGACTTGGTCGCTCGCAAGTACGAGCTGCTGCGCCAGGCCGCGCAGGCCCCCGAAACGACCGCCCAGGCCAAGGCGAGCGTAACCGGCGGTTTCTCGGCCTATGGTGTCGCCCGCGGCGTCGGCGGGTACGACATCCAGACCCGCATCGCTCGATCGACGGAGCGGACGGCCGAGGGGGTGCAGCAGTTGGTGACCGAGGCGAAGAACTCTGGAGCGACGTTCAGCTAATGGCCATCACCGTTACGCAGAAGTGGCGGAGCCCGAGCGGTCAAGAGGGGGAGAATCCCTCGATCGACACCCTCTGGATCGTGCGGGGGACCGAGAACTACTTCGCCGCTCGCAACGCCCTGGCGGCCGAAACGCCCGCCGAGCTGGACGGCCTGGTCCGGCAGAACTACGGGTGCACACCGCTCGGCTGGGATTCGTGGAACGGCCAGGTTCGGTACGGCAAGCGGAAGAAGAAGGAGGCGGGCGATTCGACCTACAGCTTCGACACCCGTGGCGGCACTCAGCGCATCGTGCAATCCCTGGAGACGATCGGCAACTACGCGCCGGCCGGGGAGACGGCCCCCAACTTTCACGGGGCGATCAACGTCACGCTGGACGCGGTCGAAGGCGTCGACATCGTGATCCCCAAGTACGCCTTCCACGAGACGCACTTCTTTACCCAGGCCCAAATCACCGAGGCGTACAAGCTGATTCTCTACGGCTTGACCGGCCGCGTGAACAATGCGAGCTGGCGGGGCTACGCCAAGGGCGAAGTGCTGTTTCTCGGCGCGGCAGGCTCTCTGCGCGGCGACGCGCCCGACGACCTTTGGGAGATCGGCTATTACTTCGAGGCCGAGCCCAACGCGGTCAACATCCCGATCG